TTATTGAAGGTAAATATGATGTTTCAAGAATAGTATTAAAACCTGGTGCTGATGTTCCTTCAGGTAAAATTGTAGCTGCTTTTGATTACTTTGAGCATACAGCAGGTGATTTCTGTGTAGTAGATTCTTACTTACATGAAGCTGGTGTTACAGCAGATAATATTCCAACATATAATTCACCTGCATTAGGTAATGTTAATTTAAGTGATGTTATTGATTTCAGACCTAAAGTAGATAGTGCTGCTATTATCTCTGGATTCCAAAATAGTGCTACTACTAATGCAACTTTATTAGGTGCTGCAAATACAAGATCATTTACAGGTAGTGGTGGTATCGTTTCTAGTACACCTGCACCTGATAGTGGACTTGAATATACATTCTCATTTACACAGAAACAGTACTTAGATCGTATTGATGGTGTCTTCTTGAATAAGAAGGGGGATTTCATCATCAAGGAAGGTAACTCTTCTCTCAACCCATCTAAACCCGATCCAGTTGGTGATGCTATCGCATTAGCATATCTCTATATTCCTGCATTTACACAATCAAATAAAGATGTAAGAATTTCTCCTGTTGATAATAAGCGTTATACAATGCGTGATATCGGTAAGTTAGAGAAACGTATTGAGAGATTAGAATATTATACAACATTGAGTATACTTGAACAGCAAGCACTCAATATGGAAATTATTGACAGCACTGGAAATAATCGTTATAAGAGTGGTTTTATTGTAGACAATTTTGAGACACATAAGATTGGTTCTCTAAGATCTGTTGATTATAAGTGTGCTATTGACACACAACAGTCTGTATTAAGAGCACAGTCTAAAGAAGATTCACTTAAGTTAGAAGAAGTTTACACTAGAGATGATCAAAGAACAACTGCTGGTTATAAGAAGACTGGAGATCGTGTAACACTTCCATACTCAGAACTAAAATTACTTGGTAATGACTTTGCTACTAAGACAATAAATCCTAATCCATTTGTTGTACTTCAGTATGTTGGAGATTCATTTATAGGACCTAGTGTAGATTCTTGGTATGATAATTCTACTGCACCATTGGTAAACGATAACAATACTAATCTTTATTCTATATTCCTAGCAAAAGACAGTATTAGAGATTCTCTATCAAGTCTTTACAATTCATATAAAGTTAATTGGATAGGTGCAAATAGAGCATTCTTCAATATTGGATCTTTTGCTGAGACTAATAACAATCTTTCTAATTCAAGTGTTGCCAATGCTTCTGTTGGTAGTTCTTCTAATATTAGTCCTCAAAACAATGAGGTTGGTAAAGGTATTAATACAAAAGGTGTTGGATCAAATGTAGTTGCAACTTCTCTATCATTTTTTGCAAGAAGTATTCCTGTTAAATATGTAATTAATCGTTTAAAACCAAACACAACAATTTATGCCTTCATGGAAGGTCAGAACATTGCTCGTTGGGTAAATCCTGATGCAAGATACACAGGAATAGCTGGTAATTCACTATCTGCATTTAATGGATCTATTACTACAGATGAGAATGGAAACGCTAGTGGTATTATTTTAATTCCTTCTGGAAAAGCACCTAGAGAAAATACTACATGGACTGGTAATGTAGATACAGTTCTTTATGATGATGCTTCAAGTGAAGTTAGATTTACTACTGGTATTAAGACAATAAGATTTACATCAAGTTCAACTGATTCTGATAAGAACGCAGTAGAAACATATGCTGAAGTTAAGTATTATGCTACTGGTGCTATTCCAGATAATCCATCTTCTATTATATCAACATCTCCTGCATTCTTTAAGTCTAATGAAGGAACACAGTTAACTGCAAGTAACACTGCTAATCCAATTAGACCTAATCCTCTTGCACAAACATTTAAAGTAGAGAATTTTGATGGTGGTGTATTTACAACTGGTGTTGATTTATACTTCTCTACTAAGAGTGATAAGATTCCTATTAGAGTATATCTAACAGATGTACAAAATAGTAAACCTGGTAAAAATATTATTCCTGGTACACAGAAAGTTATTTCTCCAGATACTTACTTGAAGGTAGTTGCTAGTTCTGGATTAACAGTCACAAAAGGTGAAAAGGTAACTGGTGGTACATCCAACGCATCAGGTCCTATTTCTAGAGTATTTGATAAGAACAATATTGAGCTTACTCCATCCTCTGCTGGTGTATTTTCATTGACAAATGAACAATGTTATACTTTAGTTCTTAGCAATCATACTGGTGTATCTTTCCAACAAGATGAGACACTAAGTATACCTTCTTTAACACTTGCTAACAACACTAATAATACAACTAATACTCTTAAGATAGCAAAAGATTCTGGTAGAGTAACTGGTCTAGCAGTCACTGATACTGGTTCGTCTTACGAATCTGCTATTATAACAATTGAGAGTCCTCAGTTACCTGGTGGCGGTACTGCAACTGCAACTGTTAGAGTCGGTGGTGGTAAAGTATATGATTCTGAAATAGTTCTTTCTGGTTCTGGATACACTGAACCACCTGCTGTTGTCATTGCAGGTACAGGAACTGGAAATGCTGGTGCTGTAATATCATCCTCTATTACAATTGATAGTCCCGCAGTTAGAATGGGTATTGCTATTGATGATGTAACAACTAATGCTGTTAATTCTACAACTGCAACTAATTTTGCTTTTGACTATCCAGTTTATCTAGAGAATGATACTGAGTATGCTCTTGTATTAGAAACAGATTCTGTTGATTATCTTGTATGGGCATCTAAATTAGGTGAGACAGAAATTGCAACTAGTACAACTGTTACAACACAACCTTTACTTGGATCTCTTTATAAGTCTCAAAATACTAATGATTGGACTGAAGATTTATTTGAAGATCTTAAGTTCAAAATACATCGTGCTAAATTTGATATCTCAAGAACTGCATCACTACTTCTTACAAATGAAGAACTTGGTTATGAAAAACTTGATGCTAATCCAATAGAAACCAATGCAGAAGCAAATACTGGTGCTACTTCAACACTCTTTAAAAATAACAATTTTAAAATTAAGGTTAATCATTTTGATAATGGATTTGAAGACTCTGGAAAATCATATGTATTCTTTAAATCAGCAACTAATGTTGGTGGAGTAACTGCAACTAAATTAAATTCTGAATTATATCAAGTAAGTAATAGTGGTGTTGATAATTATGTGGTTACAACATCTAGCAGAGCATCTTCTAATTCATTTGGTGGTGGTACAAATGTACTAGCAACATATAATAGAAAGTTTGAAAAGGTTCATGCAATTATTCCTAATCTTTCATTCTCACAAACTAAGATTGATTCTACAATTAAGACAACTAATATCAAACCTGTAGATGATAATGTAGGAACATTTGAATCATATACACAATCAGATTATGAAAAAACATTCTTGAATGAAGACTTCTTCTTTATTAATCAAAAAGTTATTGCATCAACTATTAATGAATCCATCAACAATATTGAAAGATCTCTTACATATAAACTTGATCTTTCAAGTACAGTTGATTATCTATCACCATTAGTTGATCTTTCTAGGGCATCACTTAAAACTATTTCCAATAGAGTTGAATATGCTGCTGGTAAGGAAGATAGATTTGGACGTAGAGATCAGATTCTTGAGTTCTATCCTGTATATCAATTCTCAGTTACAAATACACATAGTGGAGTCAACTTTACAACTCCTGGTTCTAACGTACAAGGATTAGATACAGTTACTGGTGTTACAAGTAATGCTTCTGGAAAACTTGTTAAAGTTGATGGTGCTAATTTAACTGTTGTTGTTAAGACAACTAATACATTCTTAGCTGGTGAGACATTGAAGTTTACTACACAAACAGCATTGAATGATGATGGCACTAATAAGGTTACTGTTAATAATGCTTCTATAACACAGATTGTTCCTCAGTTCCCTAATACAACAGCAGTAAGTAAAGTAATTGGTAGAAGTCCAGATGGATTTGCAAATACTTATGACAATATAATTGATGGTGCTATTGTCTTATGGGATAGTAAGGCAGGTCAATTAACTATTAAAAATGACAAGCAACCAATTAATGATGATTATACAAGTAAAGCAACTGGTATTGCTAATGATCCATTTGCTAGAAATTCTGTTGTAGGTTCACAAGCAACTGATATTTTCCGTGTAGATGATTACTTATCATATACTGGACAGACATCTGGAGAAGAAGGATTTATTCAAGTATCTAAAGTTCATTATACTGATGGTGTAGATTTCATATCAGATATTAAATCTAAGAATAGTTCTAGCATCGCTAAGTATGTAACTAAAGAAGTTGCAATTCAGAATCCAGCAACAGGAATTAATGTTAAAATTACTGCTAATACCAGTGACATAAACAACATAGGACTCCTATATAGAATAAAGAAATCTTCATCTCAGGAGAACTTTGAGGATATTGAATGGGTATACTTCAATGGCACAGGTCTACCAGATACTGATACAATTGCTACCTCAGAGAACTCTATAAGTGGTATCACTGAGAAGCAATCATCTTATCAGGAGTTAAGTTATAGCGTTGAAGATCTTCCTGAGTTTTCATCATTTGCTGTGAAACTTATCATGAAATCACGTAACCCTGCTTTCGTTCCTAAGATTCAGGATCTAAGAGCCGTCGCATCATACTAATTAGAGGATCATACAATGCCACAAAGAAGTGTAGCAACCAATTTTACCTTTGAGCAACAGAGACAAGAAATTAATTTACTTGCTGCTGATTTCTGGACTCATAAAACAGGAACCGATACCGCTGCTCCTACTTATTTGAAGCATGATGGTTCTAATGCATTTACTGGTGGTACTCTAAACGTCCCTAATGCCTTCACAATCAGTTCTGGGGGTACTGTTACGATATCTGGTAACCTTGATGTAACAGGAACTACTACAACGGTTTCTACTGCTAATCTAGAAGTTACTGATAAAAACATATTAATTGCTAAGGGA